GTCACTGCCTGCGAAGAACGTGACCAAAAATATGCTATAATTACTCAAGACGATTTTATTATTCCCCCTGAAGATTTAGGATGATTGTATTTAAAACATTACGTTGGCGAAATTTTTTAAGCACTGGCAATACCTTTACCGAATTTAATCTTAATGAAGCAAAAACTAATTTGATTGTTGGAGCAAACGGTGCTGGTAAAAGTACTATTTTAGATGCACTAACATTCTCTTTGTTTGGTAAACCATTCCGAAAAATTAATAAACCGATGCTTGTCAATAGCGTCAATGGTTCTGATCTGGTTACTGAAATTGAGTTTCAATCTGGTAAAAATGAATACAAAATTATTCGTGGTATCAAGCCAGGAATTTTTGAAGTATGGCAAAATAATATTTTGTTAGATCAATCTTCTTCTACATTAGATTATCAAAATTATCTTGAGAATAATATTCTTAAGATGAACTATAAATCCTTTACTCAAATTGTAGTTCTTGGTTCATCTACCTTTGTTCCTTTCATGAGATTGCCTTTAGCATCTCGCAGAGAAATTATTGAAGACATTCTTGATATTCAAATTTTCTCAATCATGAATATCAATCTTAAAGAAAAGCTTAAATTTTCTAATGATGATATTAAAGATCGTGATTATCAAATTGATCTTCTTGAAGAAAAAGTTACAATGCAAAAAAACTTTATTGTCAATCTTGATCTTCAAAATCAAAATGATATTCAAGAAAAGAATAATAGAGTTATTCACTTCACTAAAATTGAAAAAGAAGTTGCTGATAAATTTGAGCAACTGAATCAGGATAGAGAAACAATTAGCGAAGAGATGAAACAATTCTCTACTGCCACTGCTAAACTTAAAAAGCTTGGAAACCTTCGTGGCAAGATTCAGCAAAAATTTTCTGGTCATAAAAAAGAACATCAATTTTTTACAGAGAATACTACCTGCCCCACATGTACTCAAGACATTAATGAAGAACTTCGTGATACTAAAGTATCCGAGATTATAAACTCCATTAAAGAACTGACGCAGGGTATGGAAGAAATGGAGGAAGCGATCAAGCTTGAAGAAGAACGAGAATCTAATTTTAATGAACTAAATCAAAAATGGTCATCTCTCTTTAACGAGATGCAAATTTACCAGTTTCAAATTAGTTCATATCAATCACAGATTCAAGATCTTCAGCAAGAGATTTCTCAACTACAAAATAATAATGCCAATCGTAACGAAGAAGATTTTAAATTACAAAAATTAAAACAATCTTTGAATGAATCAAAGCAACAGATGATTGCTGTTAAAGAGGAGCGTGATTGCCTTGTGGCAGCAGGACAACTTCTGAAAGATAATGGAATTAAAACTCGTATCATTAAACGATACTTGCCAGTGATGAATAAACTCATCAATGATTATCTTCAGAACATGGACTTCTATGTAAACTTTATGTTAAATGAAAACTTTGAAGAAACTATTAAATCCAGATACCGAGATTCGTTTTCTTACGAGTCCTTTAGCGAAGGAGAAAAAGCTCGTATTGATATTGCTCTCTTGCTTACTTGGAGAGCTATTGCTAAGCTCAAGAATAGCGTGGATACTAACCTCTTAATTCTTGATGAAATATTTGATGGATCACTTGATCAAAGTGGCACCAGTGAGTTAGGATGGATTCTTAAAAACTTTGATGACAATACAAATGTCTTTGTGATCTCTCACAAAGAAGGTATGGAAGAAAAGTTTGAGAAGACCTGGAAGTGTGAAAAAATTAAAAATTTCAGCATGGTCCAGGAGACAGTTAACGAAGTGGCACAGGAGGGGTAGCACCCTCCTTTTTTTCGTCTATGCTGACTTCAGTTCAAACGAAATCAATGTCTGTTAACCACGAAGTCAAAGGTACTCTTGCCAAACTGCTGGCAACGGAGAACCTCATCATTGAGCACAAGAAGGTGCCTACAGCGTGTTTTGATGTTCTCCGCCGTGTACTCACTCTACCTATCTGGGACAGGGCTTCCAGCGTCGTATACGACCTTCTGGTGGGACATGAGGTTGGTCATGCTATCTATACTCCCAACGAAGATTGGACTCCCAAAGTTCCTGCTAGTATGCCTAGAGATTATGTAAATATTGTTGAAGACGCTCGTATTGAAAAACTAATGAAACGTAAGTTTCCTGGTCTTGCCCGATCTTTCTATAATGGTTATAGTGAATTGAATCGGGATGATTTCTTTGGCGTTGCTGATGACGATATAAGCAAACTATCGTTGATTGATCGTATCAATCTTCATTTTAAAATTGGTGCCTATGCTCAGATGCCATTCAATCAATTTGAACAGCAGTTTGTTGACATGATTGACGTTGCCGAAACCTTTGATCAGGTATTGAATATCTGTGAATTGATTCATAAGTATGTAAAAGAAAATCAATCGGAATTATCTTCTACTGAAAACAATAAAGATTCTCAATCTTCTGATAACGAATCTCAGAATACTTCTGGACAATCACAAAATTCTACAGAAATGGGTGATCAAGAATCTTCATTAGGTATCCAAAAATCAGATGGCGATACTGATGACAGCAATGAAAAATCTGAAAATCAAGGAACTTCAGGTGGCCCTGGTGGTTCTACTGGAGCTGGCCCTAATGAAAAAATTAACGAAGAGGCTTCAAAAACTCAAAAAGCTTTTGATCAACAAGCAAAACAATTGTCTAATAATTCTGGATTAGAAACTTTTTACATTCACCGACCCGAATTAAAAATAGATGATGTAATTGTTAATTACAATGTGTTGTTAGAATATATTGACACATGTTATGAAAAGTCTCATCAATCTTCAGATTTTAAAATCGTTGATAAAGATTATCATAAATATCGTGCCGAAGCACAGAAAGAAGTAAATTATCTGGTCAAAGAGTTTGAAATGAAAAAGTCAGCTGATGCTTATCAGCGTATTTCTATTGCTAAAACTGGTACTTTGAATACAAGTAAACTTCATAGTTACAAATACAATGAAGATATTTTTCGTAAAATTTCTGTGGTTCCTGATGGAAAAAATCATGGGTTGATTTTTATTCTGGACTGGTCTGGTTCTATGGGTTCATATCTTTTGGACACAGTGAAGCAACTACTAAACCTTGTATGGTTCTGTAAAAAAGTTCAAATTCCTTTTGAAGTTTATGCGTTTACTTACGAATGGAATACTAACTTGGTTGATCCAAATTATGTGGCACCAAAAAGTCTTTATAAAAAAGAAGATGGAACAATTGAAGTTCATCGTCGTTTTAGATTGTTGAATTTTCTTAGCTCTCGTGCCAACAACAAAGTTCTTGATCGTTGCATTATGAATTTGTGGCGCCTTGCTTGTAAGGAAGATACTACGTATACTTTTGCCCATCACATTTGCCCAACTGGTTTGGAATTAAGTGGTACTCCTCTCAACGAATCTATCGTTGCCCTTCATCAAATTATTCCTCAATTTAAAAGCAAGAATAAACTTCAAAAAGTTAACGTGGTAATTTTAACTGATGGTGACGGCAATCATCTCAACTGTGATATAAACCTTCAGCATTATCGTGGAAATAATTATAGTTATATGGGCAAAAATTACATCAGTAATACCAATGCTCTTCGTGATCGTAAGATAGGTTATGTTTATCGTAATTTTAACACAGATAATTTAAATAGTAATTTAACGGCAATTCTTCTTGAAAATTTGAAAGATAATTTTCCTGAAATTAATTTGATTGGTTTCCGAATTACCAGCGGTAATAGTTTTTCTCATCTTTGCCGAGACTTTTTTAAATCTAATGAAAAAATTACTCCAGAAGATGTTATGAAAGTGTGGCGTAAAGAAAAATCATACGAAATTAATGGTATGGGATACGATGCCTTATACGCAATTTCTTGTCACGATCTTTCTGCAAACACCGCCATGACAGTTGATGAAGAGGCATCCACCCTTGACATCGGCAAGGCATTCCGTACTATGCTTAAGAAGAAGACGACAAACAAAAAGCTTCTGTCTTCTTTTGCTACTCTGGTCTCCTGACCAATTTCACAACTGTCCATTGGGCACGTTCCAAGTGCCCAATCTTTGCTACAATTACTTCATTCACAAACGGAGATTTTTATTATGGCTCGTAAATCAACTATTGAACAAGAAGCACTGCTTGCTTTTATTTCAGTCAATTTCGGTGATGACTTTGGTAGCAATGCTATCATCGCAGCCGCCGCAGATTTCGGATCTTCGTATCCTACTATTGCTAAACGTCTGGAGCAATACAAAACTGGTCATGGTCGTTGGAACTTGACCGCTCAAGATATTGAAACCACTTATCATGCTCCTGCTGCCGAGCCTGTTGGAGAGAAACTTGTTGAGCATGTTGTATCTCCTCATCAAAATTTGATTCCTGAAAAAGATTCTAATTTTGTTAGCTTTGGTAACTTCAGTGATGTTAAGAAAATTATTTCTTCTGGGATCTTCTATCCTGTGTTTATCACTGGTATGTCTGGCAACGGCAAAACTTTCGGTGTTGAGCAAGCATGTGCTCAGCTAAAACGAGAATTGATTCGCATCAACATCACTATTGAAACTGATGAGGATGATTTGATTGGTGGGTTCCGTTTGATTAATGGAGAAACTGTATGGCATAATGGTCCAGTAATTGAAGCTCTTGAGCGTGGTGCTGTACTACTGCTTGATGAGATTGATCTTGCTTCCAACAAGATTATGTGTCTTCAATCAATTCTTGAAGGTAGCGGTATCTTTCTGAAAAAAATTGGTCGCTATGTTAAACCATCAAAGGGGTTTACTGTTATTGCTACTGCCAACACTAAAGGTAAGGGTTCTGACGACGGACGGTTTATTGGAACTAATGTTTTGAATGAAGCTTTTCTTGAACGCTTTGCTCTTACTTTTGAACAAGATTATCCGTCACCAAAAACTGAGCAAAAAATTCTTGAAAAACTTTCTGCTAAACTTGGTTGCCTTGATGAAGAGTTTTGTGGGAAGCTTGCTACTTGGGCAGACATCATTCGTAAAACTTTCAAAGATGGTGGGGTAGACGAAATCATTAGCACTCGTCGTTTGACTCACATCGTTCGTGCTTATAGTATTTTTAGTAAGCGTATGAAAGCAATTCAAGTTTGTGTGAATCGTTTTGATGACGAAACTAAGACCGTCTTTATGGAACTGTACGACAAGATTGATGCTAGTGTTGGAGAAGAAACTCCTGAAGAAACTAATGAAGAAGCCTGAGTTTCATGGGTATGTGGGTAACGTTGCCGTCCTTCGGGATGGCAACTCCGTCAAAATTTTGGGAGGCACTGGGGTCAAATTATTTGTAAAGACACTTGACGGGAAACTGAAAGAGTGCTATCATGAAGATCTACACTATGTTATGGAGGAATGACTATGGTATGGAAATACAACGAGAAGGAAATTCTCAAAGATATTGAAGATTATGTGATCACTACGTATAATGGTCATTATTGCGGAGACGAAAAAGATTGTGAAAACATCCAAACAATTGATTTGATGGCAGCCAAGAAGCTTGCTTCTGGTTTTTGTCAAGCAAACATTCTCAAGTATGGTAGTCGCTATGGGAATAAAGACGGTCGTAGCAAACGGGATTTGCTAAAAGTAATTCATTATGCTATGCTACTACTTCACTTTGATAAACATTATACCCGTATTGAAAACGGTCTTCAGGAATTTAAATGAACAACGTAATTCTTACTCAACAAACTAAAGAAGTTTTAAATAACTATTCTACTATTAATGGCTCTATTTTAATTCGGGAAGGATCTGAACTTAAAACAATCAATGTAGGAGAAAACCTTATTTCTCAGTATGATTGTGAAGAAGCATTTCCTCAGACCTTTGCTATCTATGATCTTAATCAATTTCTGGCTGGACTTTCTCTTTTTCAAAACCCAGTGCTGGAATTTAGTAACGCCGAGTATTTGACAATTCGTGGTGATGGTAGGAGTGCCAAGTATTATTTCTCCGATCCCGAGATTACTTTGAAAACTGCTCCTGATCGTAAAGTCAATTTTCCTGGAGCAGACATTGAGTTTTCTATTAATGACAATCAATTGAAAGCACTTCGCAGAGCAGCGAATGTTTATTCTATTCCCGATCTTGTTTTTGCCTCCAGTGCTGGAGGTACTGTCACGCTCAGTTTATGTGACAAAGAAAATCAAACCAGTAATGTTTACTCTCAAGAAATTCTGGGTGACAATACTGGGGAATATGAGTTGGTAATGAAAATGGAGAACGTGAATCTCGTGCCAGGAGATTATAATGTAAAAATTTCCAGTAAATTGATTACGGAATGGAAGCATAATTATCTTCCCCTTGTTTACTATATTGCTCTTGAACCTTGATGAATAAAAAATTTTTGTGGACCGAACGTTATCGTCCACACACTCTTGAGGATTGTATTCTTCCAGTGAATATTAAAGATGCCATGAAGGGATTTCTTGAACAGAAAGAAATCCCCAATCTTCTTTTTTGTGGTTCTGCTGGCGTTGGCAAGACCACCGTAGCAAAAGCAATCTGTGATGAGATTGGTGCTTCCTACATCGTGATCAATGGATCTGATGAGGGACGCTTTCTGGATACGGTTCGGAACAAGGTCAGGCAATTCGCCACAACTGTCTCATTGACCTCTGGGGCCGCCCACAAAGTCGTCATTATTGACGAGGCAGATAACACCACCCAAGATGTCCAACTCTCGCTCAGGACCGCCGTAGAGGAGTTTCACAACAACTGCCGATTCATCTTTACTTGCAATTTTCCGAACAAGATCATTGAACCACTACACTCACGGTGTACTGTGATTGACTTCAAGATCAAAAAATCCGAAGAGGATAAACTGCAAGCAAAGTTCTTGTTTCGTCTGAAGCATATTCTTGATGACAATCAAATTGAGTATCAAGATAAAGTTCTTCTCAAACTTATCAAGCGATACTATCCCGACTGGCGTAGGTTGATTAATGAAACTCAACGTCACTCAGCCAATGGCAAAATTGATTCTGCTATTCTGGTAGACATTGCCGACATCAACATTGATGATCTTATTAAATCTTTGAAGAACAAAGAGTTTACTACCGTCAAAAAATGGGTAGTTGATAATGTAGATAATGATCCAGCTATTGTTATGAGAAAACTTTATGACTGTCTTTATGACACTCTTAAAGGTCCTTCAATTCCTGAGGCTGTATTGATCATTGCCAAGTACATGAGAGACATTGCTGTTGTTGTTGACCAAGAAATTAATCTTCTTGCTTGTATGACTGAAATTATGATGGGATGTGAATTCAAATGAACAATTTTCAATCGGAAAGTAAAAAATCTGGTGATGAATTTGAATACTTAGTTGAACAAGATCTCATTTCAAAAGGAGGTTTTGTTGTTGGTAAAGATTATTGTGTAAAAGAAATTGGTATTGAACTGGATTATATTGCAGATCTTCCAACACGAACAGAATATGTTGAAGCCAAAGGTGGACATACTGGTGGTAAAAAACGACCAGGAGCACAAAGAACTGACAACGTAAAAAAAGCTGTGTGTAATGGTGCGTTACTTAAGCATCTTTATCGCTCTGCTTATTATGTAATTTATTTTTCTGCTTTGCCAAAACCAAATAGTTATTCTGATAATATGATTAAGACGGCTCTTGAAGCTGGTTATGTTGATGAGGTTCGTTATCTATGAGCGTAAAAACTACACCAAAAAATGTTGATGAAGCTAATTGGGCATTGTATCATTCTAAAATGAACTTACCTCAAGCTGCTGCCCATTGTGGTATGACACAAAAAGAAATGAAAATGACCTTTAGGGAGTTTTTAAAATACCATCCCGGCAAATGGGACAGTTCTGCAACTGGCCTCACAGAGGCTCCCTCGGTCTGGGGCTTTGCTATGATTCAGGAAACACACGGAGGATTTTAATCATGCGTTGCAAAGTTCAGTTGTATGTTGCTGGTCGTGTCTTCTACGAAGAAGTGGAAGTCCGTAATTACCAAGAAGCTCGTGAGACAGCTCTTGCTCGCAATCCAAATGCTAAAGTTATGGGCGTAACTGCTGTATGAAATATGAATTAAAAGATTATTTGAATTCAATTAATCAAACAAAAAAGAATATTTTGAAGGATGATGTGGAGGCTACCTCGGGGTATCCTCCTTACATCGTTAATAAATGTTTGTCTTCCTTTACCGATGCTGTGCTGTATGCTAATGAGATGAACAAAAATGCTCATCTACCAAAGAAGCTACAGTACGACTTTTTTATAAATACTTTGAAGCCAAGAAAAAGATTCTCTCCTTGGGTTAAAAAACAAACGTTAGAACATCTTGAATTGGTAAAAGAGTATTATGGCTATAGTCATACTAAAGCTCTTGAAGCATTAAGGATTCTTACGATAGATCAACTTGAAATTATAAAAAAAGCATTGTATAAGGGTGGAACAAAATGACAGATGATATTGTAATACAGTGGCAACAATCTGATATGGTGGAGATTTCTCTGGCTGAGCCAGATGACTTTTTAAAAGTTCGTGAAACCCTTACTCGTATTGGCGTTGCTTCCCGTAAAGAAAAAAAGATTTATCAATCTTGCCACATTCTTCATAAGCAAGGTAGATATTACATCGTTCACTTTAAAGAATTATTTGCTCTTGACGGAAAGCATACTAATCTTTCGTTGAATGATGTCCAACGTCGTAACAGAATTATTCAACTTCTTTCTGATTGGGGATTGATTACTGTTGTAGAAGCAGACAAAATTGCAGACGTTGCTCCGCTCAATCAAATTAAAGTTCTTGCTTTTAAAGAAAAAGAAGAATGGACTCTTGAAAGCAAGTATAATATTGGTAGAAAAAAACCTGAATGAGAACTGTTAACGTTCAATTTTTAACACCAGACAATAGGGTGGTGTGGATTTTAATACCTTGGGGAAAATATTATTTGGATTTGTATCGTAAACAAGGATATACTATACTGATGTCCGAACAATAATGGTGGGGTTTTACGCCTTGCCATTTTTTGTTTTCTGCGCTAAATTATTAAGAGATGCCTTCGGGGTCTTATATCAAAACACTCGCTTATTTAAGGAGAAACCCAATGACAAATTTTACGCCGACCAGGCCAGCGCCTACGGTTTGGGAAGTATATCAACCATTCAATGTGGGATTAGATCATATTTTTACTCGGTTGGAATCAATGTCTGGCCACAATACAAACTACCCGCCTTATAACATAATCAAATACGATGGTGCTAATTACGAAATTGAAATCGCTTTGGCTGGATTTTCATCAGAAGAGATTGAAGTATCTACAGAACAAAACATTCTCCGAGTTGCCTCCAATGTTCCGAAACCAGATACTGAACGAAATTACCTACACAAAGGTATCTCTAAACGTTCCTTTACCAATATGTGGCAACTGGGAGGAGATGTAAAAGTATCTGCGGTAGATTTTACGGATGGTTTATTAATAATTTCATTAGAAAAAATTATTCCGGAAGATCAAAAAAGAACAGTATATAACATTGGAACAAGTGAGCAACAATTTTTAACTGAATAAATAAGTCGTATCGTTGTCGCTGGAGCAAGGCTGGTCAGAATCAGCCCTTGCTCTTTTTTTCTTTTTGTGCT